GATTTAAGCGAGGCACAAAAGAAGGCTTATATCATTGCGGATAATAAACTAGCTCTTAACTCGGGTTGGGATGACGAGTTGCTTAAAATAGAACTTGAGCAGTTGGAAGAGTTAGATTTTGATTTAGGCTTGATAGGCTTTGATGGCACAGAACTTGCCAATATGTTTTTAGATGGTACTGATTTGGTCGAAGATAGCAAAACCAAAGAAATCGACACTGACGAATACGAAATGAGCTGTATTTGTCCAAAATGCGGGTTTGAATTTGATGACAAATAAGCCCGATTGTGCGTGGAATCTATCTGATCTTGAGTTAGTGCCAAAAAATGGCGTAAAGGTCATGAGCACGTTCGCCTGTGGTGGCGGCTCAAGCATGGGATACAAGCGGGCAGGCTGCGAGGTGATTGCAGCGAATGACATAGACCCTGAGATGGCGTGGCACTACAAGCGCAACCTGAATCCGCCGCTGTATTTTCTTTGCCCAATTGGCGACCTGCTGACTAAAGACCTACCGCCTGAGCTTTACGATTTAGATATTTTGGACGGGTCGCCGCCATGCAGTACGTTTAGCATGGCTGGCAGTCGTGAAAAGTCGTGGGGCAAAGATAAGCACTTTAGAGAAGGACAAGCCAAGCAAGTGCTATCCGATCTGTTTTTTGATTATCTTGATTTAGTCGGTAAGCTACGGCCAAAAGTGGCAATCGCTGAAAACGTGAAGGGCATGTTGATCGGCAATGCCAAAGGCTACACCAAGATGGTGATGGCGCGGTTCAAGGAGTTGGGCTACAGGCCGCAACTATTCCTAATTAATAGTGCAGATTGTGGTGTGCCGCAAAAGCGCGAGCGGGTGTTCTTTGTTGCGATTCGTGGCGATATTGACGCGCCTAAGCTAGAGCTTGCGCCAAAGCACAGATGGATTAGCGCTGGTGAGGCGACAAGTGATGTGCAGGCGCTGACTGATGCAGAGGTGGCCGACACGAAGCCTGCTGCAAATGATTTAAAATGTTGGTCGCACGTTGAACAAGGCGGTAGCTACAAGGACTATTTATTCGTTAGCGAGAAACGTCACGCATGTTTTGGACATTTTAGGACGCATAAAGACAAGCCAATTACAACCCTGACAGCTAATGATGGGCTTTATACGCACTGGGACACATGCCGCCGCTTGACCTACCGCGAGTGGAAGCGCCTCGGATCATTCCCAGACGACTACCACGCCAAGACCGACAAGATCGGCAAATACATGATCGGCATGAGCGTACCGCCTAAGATGACAGAACAGGTTGCAAGGGCGGTCTGTGAGCAGTGGCTAAATGTAAATTACAGTGAGCTATCTAATGATAACCAAGCCAAAAATCCACATTGATTTAAAACAGGTCGAGTCATTGGCGGCTAATGGTTTGACGCAGGAACAGATAGCGGCAGCGTTGGGTATAAGTGAGTCGACATTACAAAAAAGAAAAAAAGAAAATACAGATTTTACGGACGCTATTAAAAGGGGAAAAGCCAAAGGCATCGCATTAGTGACTAATAAACTAATGGAGTCAATCAAAGGCGGCAACATGACAGGGATGATTTTCTTTTTGAAAACACAGGCAGGATGGAAAGAGACAAATGTGCAGGAGCATACAGGGAAAGACGAACCCATTGCAAAAGTTCAAATAGAGGTCATTAGTGCGAACGCTAAAGATTCAAGCGACTGAGCAGCAATCGCGATTTTTAGCACTAACAGCAAAGTATAGGCTTTTTTGTGCTGGGTTTGGTGCTGGAAAGTCTGAGGCGATGGCAAACGCGGCAATGATAGACGCTTGCGAGTCAACAGATACGCTCATTGGGCTTTATGCCCCGACTTACGATTTAGTAAGGCTTATTACCGCGCCGCGCATCACATCAAAACTCACACAGCACGGCATAGCACACAATTACAACAAGTCCGAAAACGTAATCTATACATCCGCGCCACGCTTTGGCGACTTCATTTTAAGAACGCTTGATAATCCTGAGCGGATTGTCGGCTATGAGACATACAAAGCGCATTGTGATGAATTAGACACACTACAAACAGAACACGCACGACACGCATGGAATCAAGTTATAGCGCGTAATAGACAGCGGCCTAATGGCATTATTGACCCATTCAATCAGGCAAGCGCATACACCACGCCTGAAGGATTTAGATTTTGTCACGAACGGTGGGTAGCAAAAAAAACAGACAGTTACTCAATAGTACAAGCCGCTTCATATTCAAACCCATTTTTACCGCCCGATTATATCGACTCATTACGCGAATCCTACCCTGCAAATTTAGTCGATGCGTATATCGAAGGCCGTTTCGTTAACTTAACAAGTGGTACTATTTACAACAATTACGACCGTGAACGTTGCGACACACACGAAACAATCAAAGAAAACGAACCGTTATTCATTGGTCAAGATTTTAACGTAGGTGCAATGGCATCGACTGTTTATGTTAAGCGTCCGAATGGTTGGCACGCAGTTGACCAACTCACAGGCGTTTATGATACGCCCGAATTGTGCAAAGTCTTAAAAGAGCGTTATCAAGGCCACAAAATAACAATATACCCTGACGCTAGCGGCAATAGTCGCAAGACAGTCAACGCTAGTGAGTCCGACATATCATTGCTAAAACAAGCGGGCTTTACAGTTAAAGTAAACGCGCAAAATCCACGAGTAAAAGACCGTATTCTGTCTGTGAATGGCGCATTATCGCAGGGTAAATTGTGGGTTAATGCTCGCAAATGCCCTGATGTTGTTTCGTGTTTAGAACAACAGGCGTATGATAAAAACGGAGAGCCTGACAAGCACAGCGGCTTTGACCATCAAAACGATGCGACAGGTTATCCAATTGTTTATGAAATGCCAGTACGCAAGCCAGCGTCAAGCGGTATCGCTATGAGTATGTTCTAATGACTATTACGACAGACAGCACATTGCGCCATGAATTGACAGTGTCAAGATTAGTCACAGGCATAGTTCAATCTCGCATCATGCCGTCATACTTAGATTTATCAAAAGCGGTCAAGGCTGCATTAGTTGACTACGAGCCAACGATGAGCCGTAAGGATTTTGATAGATTTAGACAGCGTGTAGGTTTGCTTGTCAAAGAAAAAATGGCTGAGATGTGGGATGGTACAACTAACGATTTATTCGACTTGGCTAAGTATGAATCTGAATATATTGTTAATGAGTTAGTGGGTACTACAGCAGTAAGTGAAGCGGCAGTAGCTAAAGCCGTCAACGCCCCGATGGTGTTGGCAGGTGCAAAAGTGGCACAGGTTGGCACATGGCGCGAATATGTTGCAGGTGCAACGAATAGCACACAGACACGGATTATTGATAACACGATACGCCAAGGCTACGAAGTGGGCGCGACTGTAGCAGAAATGACTAATCGGCTTGTAGGCACTAAAGCAAATAATTATTTAGATGGGTTAATCACAAACACAGGGGCGCGTGAGGCCGAGGCGTTAGTGCGTACTGGTGCAAACCACTACGCAAACGCGGCGCGTGATGTTGCGGCACAAGCAAACAGTGACTTAATTGACGGTCGTATATTTTTAGCCACTTTCGACAATCGTACAACCTTGACCTGCCGACATTTTGGCACATTGCATAAAATCTATGAATTAGACGACCCTGCAACGCCTAGACCCCCTTTGCACTTTTCTTGTCGGTCTGTCTTGTCTATTGTGCCGATTGGATTTGACCCATTCGACGGCACACGGGCGGCAGTGGGCGGTCAGGAAGGCGAAACAGCAGAAGAATTATTCAACAAAAAGAATGATAGACTCGATGCTAGACGCGAAAAAGCAGATGCTCAACGCGCACAGGGTCAAGCAGACGTGAAAGAAGTACCGAGCAAGGTAACGTACTCAGGCCGAAAAGATTCGTCTATTTTTAACCCTGGACAGATTGACAGCAAGACAAATATGGACGCTTGGATGAGGCAACAGCCTGATTGGTTTATTGAATCATCATTGGGCAAAACACGCGCCAAACTGTTTAAAGAGGGTGGTTTATCAATGGATAAGTTTACAGATATGAACGGCAGACCATTAACGCTCAAAGAAATGAAAGCCCTTGACGCTTACGATTTTGCTTTTAGGAAAGCCAAACTATGAACATAGAAAACACAAAGCACCCCGACTATATTACAGCCGAAACAGAGCTTTTTTTGGTGCGTAAGTTTGTCGAAGGCGAGGCCGCAGTAAAACGCGAGGGTTCTACGTTTTTACCACATCCAAACCAATTGGAATGTAACACGCCTGAGCAGATTCGACGCTATGAATCGTACAAAATGGGTGCTGAGGTTGAAGATTTTCCAGCGCGAACATTAAACGATTTATTGGGCGCGATGTTTCGACAACCTGCCGTGTTTGTGCCGCCTGTCGGCATGGAGTATTTAGTCGATGACAGCGATGGTGACTGGCTATCATTGCAGGCATCTATCGAATTGACTGCTAGAAACTGTTTACAAGTTGGCTATCATATTTTGTTGGCAGAGTATGACCAGTTGCCCAGTGGGTTAGATGTTGAATTATCTATTGCAGATAAAGCGGCATTGAATCAAAAAGCGTCTATTAAACACTACCCACGCGAATCGCTTGTAGATTGGGCATTCGGTAAAGTAAACGGACGATTAACGCTAACTTATGCGAAATTACAGCACACAGAAACACGAAAAGATGAAAAAGGTGTTTCTTTTAATGCAACGGTTTGCTTAGAGCTAGGTATTGATGAAAATGGCTACTGGCAAGAGCTAGAAGTCTATAAAAACAGCTTAGAGGTTTATGAATCGGCCGAGCGCGTTTATCCGCAAGCTAACGGTAAAAACATAACTTATATTCCATTGGAAATCGTGCAAAGTGAACGCATGATTGCAGGTCAATTACCGATTCAAGCGGGTTTTATCGCGCCATTATGCTACAAGTCACACGCACGTTATCAAGTTAGTGCTGATTTGAAAGAACGTCTCAGAATATTACAAGACACGTCATATTCAAGCGGGTGGGATGAAAGCAAGAAAGAAGAATTTAACATCATCAATGGCCGTAAATACTTTGCAATGGGTGCTGGTGTTCACAACTTTTTACCCGATGGCGTGACAATGGACATTCTCAAACTCACGGCAGACGGTGATGCGCTTTTCAAATATATGGAAGAAAACGCCAAACAGATTCGGGCTATTGGGGGGCGTTTTGACACGCAAGACAAAGGTCAAGAAACATTAGGCGAAGTTCAAATTAAAGATGCTAACGAAAAGGCAGTATTAACACTTTTAGCTAACAATATCGAACGCGCATACAAGAATGTTATTTGTTATTGTGCATTGTTTGAAGGCTTGCAGCTTATGCCGTCAGATGTTGAATTGACGCTTAATCGCGAGTTTACATCGACGAAACTCACAACAGAGGAAGTTAAATCTATTCGCGAGTTAGTGCTAGACCGATTAATGACTCCCGAAATGGCTATAGAAAAGCTAATCAAAGGCGGTTTTTTAGTTGGTGAGGCTCAAGACATTATGAATATGATCGAACAACAAGGCATTGCGCCCATTGTACAAAAGTAGTATTTTAACTGTTATGATATAACGTCACATCAAAGGTTTTGATTATGATTGAAGTCGC